CGCTAATGTTGTAGTGGCACTATCCGCGACGGCTTACCTTTTCGTCGGGAAAAGAATAGACCGCTTCACCGTGGGTAGTGCCACCAAACTTTTAACAGATATGGCAGACTAAACGCATGGCGTTATTCAACAAGGTCAACAAGGCCGCTATAGGTACTACCGTTAAAGCGGCGGCTAGTGGTTCAAATGTTGGCGCGTCACAACTCGATAACTTTTATGCGTTTACCCAGGGCGCTACCCGCCAACGTGCTATGGCCGTACCGGCTATTACTAGGGCGCGCGATTTGTTGGCGTCAGTTATTGGCTGTACGCCGCTTTCACTTTATAACGAAATGTTTAACCCAATTAGCGGCGAGCTTGAACAGATTAAAATTGCGCCGCGCGCATGGCTACGACAGTTAGACCCGTCGCTACCAAATAGCACAACGCTTGCATGGTTATTTGACGATTTATTTTTTACCCAGCGGGCGTTTCTTTACATTACCGAAAGGTCTAGCGACGGCTACCCAAAAGCGTTTCAACGTATGCCTAGCGCTATGGTTTTAACACAAGACCAAGCTGGGCCTGTATTTTTTGCGCCGTCTAAACAAATAATGTTTAGTGGTTTACCTATTGACCACCGCGACGTAGTGCAATTCATTAGCCCTATTCAAGGTTTGCTATACACAAGCCCTAACGCGGTTTTGACGTCGCTTAAGCTCGAGCAGGCAAGGCTACGCAACAGTTCTAGTTTGCTTCCTACGGGCGTTTTGCGGCAGGTCGCGGGCGAGCCTTTAAGCGCCGAGGAATTGCAACAGTTGGGCCAGTCGTTTGAAACGGCGCGCCTTACAAATTCCGTAGCGGTTCTTAACGAATTTGTTACGTACACCGAAACGAACAGCGACGCTAGTAAACAAATGTTGGTAGCAGCTAGTGAATACCAAGCACTCGAAATCGCCAGGCTCGCAAATTGCCCCCCATACCTTTTGGGCGTTGCTACTGGTTCGTACAGTTACCAAAACAGCACCCAGGCGCGCCAAGATTTGTATATGTTCGGCGCAAAATTGTTTATGGACTGTATAGCCGAAACGCTAAGTATGGGTAACGTATTGCCGCGCGGTACGTATTGCAAATTTGATATAGAAAATTACCTATCCGAAAGTTACCTATCCGAATATGACACACCCGCAGAAGTTGACGAAGTAGGAGTAATGCCAAATGCTTAAATTAGTTCAACAAGATTTACAGATTGACGCAGCCGGACCTAACGGTATGCCACGCCGAACCCTTGCAGGTCTAGCGTTGCCGTACAACGTCGAGGCAACAGTAAACGACGGTACAAAAGTTATGTTTTTGCCAGGCAGTTTAAACGCAAGCGAAAAAATGCCGAAAATGTATTTAAACCATGACAGCACCAAGGCCGTAGGAATTGTTACAAGTTTGGTAGATACGCCTGGCGGCATGATGTACGAGGCTCGCATTTCCGAAACGACATTAGGAAATGAAGTTTTGGTTTTAGCCCAAGACAAAGTTTTAGACGCCGTATCGGTTGGGGTAAATCCGACCCGTTTTAGTTACGACGAAAAGGGCACAATGATTATAGAAAGTGCCGATTTTCAAGAATTATCGTTAGTGCCTTACGGGGCTTTTGCGGGCGCGTCAGTAGACCGCGTAGCAGCGTCGCAGGGTATCCCACAAGACGAACAAGAAGTAGATAATATAGAAACCGAAACACCTAACGAGGAGTTAGACACCATGACACAGCCAACAGAAACCCCAGCCGTTATCGAGGCCGCAAGCGTAGCCCCAGTTGTTTACGCACAGCCGCGTACTTTCAAATTGCCAACCGCAGGCGAATTTATTGCCGCGTCGTTGCAAGGTGGCAGCGTACTTGCAGAAATGAACGCACGCGTACAAGCTGCAGCGCCAAACATTACTACAGCCGATACCCCAGGTATTTTGCCTGAAATCATTACCGGAACTGTTTACGACAGCCTTAACCCAATTCGCCCGTTTGTTTCGGCTATTGGCGTACGCGCAATGCCACAGAGCGGCGCAACGTTTCGCCGCCCAAAAATTACGGTACGCCCAGTAGTAACACAACAGCCAACAGGCCAACTAAATCAGTTGGACCCGTCTACTGTCACCGTTGCAAATAACAACGTTAATAAACTTACTTTCGGAACGTTTGTAACAATGTCCGAACAAGATTTGGACTGGACAGACCCAGCAAGTATTAACATTGTGTTGAACCAGTTGGCTATTGCTTACGGTCAAGCAACAAACAACTACGCCGTAGATACTTGCCATGCAGCAATTACACAAACCAGCGCAGTTGCCGACACGTCAGACCCTGCCGACTGGATTGCAGCCATTTACGAAGGCGCCCGCCAAATTAGCGCAACTAGCAATTACCTACCTACACACATGGTCGTAACACCTGGTACGTGGGCCGCGTTAGGTTCATTGGTTGACAGCACAGGCCGCCCAGTATTTCCACAAATCGGCGCTATGAACGCACCAGGCGAATTGTCGGCTTCAAATTGGAACGGCAATCCGCTAGGTCTTGTTTTGGTAGTTGATAAAGATACGCCAGGTTCATTTATGGGCCACGCAGCGGGACCAGCTGCAGGCTTCGAATTTTACGAACAGCAAAAGGGCGCTATTTCTGTAGACGTACCTAGCACCCTGGGCCGCACTATTGCGTACCGTGGTTATGCAGCGTCGTTTATGGCAGACGCTACAAAATTCGTTAAGTTCGTCTAACCGAAAGGCGGCCTAACCGCCATGACGCAGGTTTACCAAGTAGCGCATAAAACGCTATTAGACAACTACGCAGTTTTAGAAACGCTTACACCTAATGAAGTGTACGTAGGCGCGTCTATTGTTGTAGCAGGCGTCGACGCAACTTTTAACGGTACTTACACAGTTTACGCTGTACCCGAATATTTGTTTGTTGGTATAGACGACGACGGCGATTTACTTTTTAATTATGAAATCGCCGTACCGTTTCAAATTCTGTACGCAAAAACAGCCGCCAACGTTACGCGCACCACGGCAACAGGAACCGTAACGCTAGGTACAATTTCGTGCACGTGGGTTACAGCTGGTCAAATTGAGGACTGGCTAGGTATCGGTACAGCGTCAACACTCGATACAACTTTTCTTACACAATGCGCGGCAGCTGCAAACGACTTTTGTTTTCAACGCCGGCTAGAAAGCGGATACATAGACGCCAAGGCAACAAGCCCTAGTAACAGCGTCACCCTGGGCACTATTGCCTATGGTGGTTTCCTGTATCGACAGCGTGGCGCGGTAACAGATTTTGCTAGTTTCGACGGCCTGCCTGCAGGTAACAGCGTTGGCCTGTCGCCAATGATTAAACAACTTTTAGGTATTCCACGCCCGCAGGTTGCCTAATGCCTGTTGCTTTTACAGACCTATTTAACGAGGCGCTAGACGACCTAGCAGCGTCGCTAACGACCATTACAGGGCTACAGGTAGTTACAGACCCCCGCAATCTTGTACCGCCTTGTGCGTTTATAGACGCCCCTACGTTTACCGTGTATTCAAACAACGTCGTAGAAATGACTTTTCCAATACGCATAATTACGCTGGGGCCTGGCAACCTTGACGCGCAACGGTCACTACTTAACTTGGCTAGCAAGGTCGTTACTAAAAAAATTGGCGTAACCGACGGGCGCCCAACTATTGCGCTAATTGGCGGCAGCGAACTACCCGCCTACGATTTGACCATAACCCTACAAACCCAGGCAACCGCCTAGAATAGGTGCAACATGAAGTACACAATACTTAGCCCCCGTATCGGTACACCCGGCGACACTTACGAACCAGTAGACGGCGTTAATGTCGACGCGCTGGTAGCAGGCGGTTTTATTATTCAATCCCCCACGACAGCGCCAAAAGGTGCTAAAACTAAGACAGACACAAACAAGGAGTAAACCCAATGGCTACTAGCACTTATTTATCATCGCCTAACGTGACCGTCAATTCCGTTTCTTTACAGGACCAATGCCACGGCCTTACTTTTACGCGCACTATTGAAGCCCTAGAAAGTACCGCGTTTGGTTCAGGTTCGCGCGTTTATACCGCAGGCCTAGAAAACTCTACGTTGTCACTTGACTTGTACCTATCGTTTGCAGCTTCCGAAACTTATGCAACGCTTAAATCGTTGGTCGGTACACAAACAACCGTTTCTTGGTCATCAAGCGCAACAAGCCCAGGCACCGCAACCAATCCAACCATGACACTAACCGGGGCTTATCTTGAAGCCTTGCCGTACGAAATGGCCCTAGGCACCCTTGGCCAAATTTCGGTGGTTTTCACCGGAGGGGTTTACAGCGTTTTAGAAGTTTAATTAACCGCCTGAAAAGGCCCGACACAAAAGGCAGACAATGAAACTTACGCTAAAAGTAGAAACAGCCGACACCGCCTATGAGGTGGTAACAAACCTGTACGTAATAATTTTGTGGGAACGCAAATTTAAACGTAAAGCGTCAGACATGGCGCTAGGTATTGGCGTAGAGGATTTAGCATTTATGGCGTATGAGGCGTCTAAAATAAATAAAATTGTTGTTCCTAGCGAATTTGATACGTTCGTAAAAGGACTTACGAATATTGAAGTAGTCGATACCGAGACCGCAAACCCCACCTAAGGGGCACCCACGCGCGCCAGTTATGCGAACTACTGGTAGCGATTTCGTGGTGGCCCCCGTCTATACCTTTTGACATAGACGATTTGGCTACCGTCGTTGCTGTATTATCAGACAACAACAAGCAACGAAAGTAACCGCTATGGCCATATCAACAACAATGGATATTTACGGCGTTAAACAAGCGGTAGCAACCCTTAAAGAAATTGAACCCGAATACGCTAAAGAAATGTTAAAGAAAGTTAAACAAGCGGGCGACCCTGTTTTAGTAGCTGCACGTTCTTTAATCCCCACCAAACCACCGTTAAGCGGCATGGGGCGCGGCAATCTTATTAAAGGCCGTGAAGGTACGAAATGGTCTAGCGATATGGCTAGCGCTGGGTTTAAAATTATGACCAACCGCAGCGGCAAAAAAGAACGCAGCGTAAAGTTTAAATCGGGTGAGGTAGTTGACTTTAAAGCGCAGCCGTACCAGTTGTTAAGCCTTAGACAAAAAGACGCTGCAGGCGCTATTTGGGACCATGCAGGCGCTAAAACCCGTGGCGCGTTTGTACGCAACCTAGAGGTAGGCGGTTCATTTAATCCACGCGCTAGCGAACCCGCTGTAGACATCGCACGCCCGGCAGTCGAAGCCGTTGTAGTTGACATTGTGGCCGAAGTTATGGCGATGACAAACCGAAAACTAGAGGTTAATTATGGCAATTAACATACCAATTATTACGTCGTTTAACGGCAAGGGCGCCGAAGCCGCCATAAAAGAATTTCAAAACTTAACTAAAGCGTCAGATAAAGCGGCGTTTGCTATAAACAAAATGGCAGTACCTGCCGCTATAGCGTTCGGTGCCATTGTTGCAGGCGGTTATAAAGCCGCACAAGCCGCAAGCGATTTTAACGAAACGGTTAGTAAGTCCGGAATTATTTTTGGCGAAGCGTCAACGGAAATTAAAAAGTTTGCCGACACCGCCGCCACTAGTTTAGGTTTATCTAAACAAGCCGCGTTAGACGCAGCGGCAACCATGGGTATTTTTGGTAAATCTGCAGGGCTTGCAGGTGCGGACTTATCTAACTTTTCTATTGAAATGGTCAAACTATCCGGCGACCTTGCCAGTTTTCATAACGCTAACCCCGCCGATGTAGCCCTAGCATTAGGAGCCGCATTACGTGGCGAAGCCGAACCTATACGTAAATTTGGCGTACTACTAAGCGACGCAGCCGTAAAAGCACAAGCAATGAAAATGGGCCTATACGACGGCACAGGAGCATTAACGGCGCAAGCAAAAGTATTAGCAACCCAAAAACTTATTTTGCAACAAACAAGCGACGCACAAGGCGACTTTGCGCGCACTGCAGACGGAGCGGCCAACCAACAACGCATACTAAAAGCGTCAGTAGACAACGCAAAAGTAGCAATAGGACAAGCGTTTTTACCTGTATTAGAAGCGTCGCTACCTGTGCTTGTTCAATTTTCGCAACTATTAGGCAACAATACAGACTCCTTTATAGCATTTACTACCGCTGTTGCTGCCGTATCCGGTGCAATTATTATTGCTAAAGCGGGTATGGCGTTATATAGAGCGGCTGCCATTATCACAACCGCAGTTAATTATGCCCTTGCTACATCGTTTACCGCTGTACAAGTTGCTACCGGTATCGGAATAATTGCCGTTGCTGCAGGCGTAGCGGCGTTTGCGTTGTATACAAAAAAGATGAACGCAGCACGTAAAGAAAGCGATTTATTAAATCAACAGACGTTAACTACCGCTGGTACTATTGGCGCTACCGGTTCGCTTATGGGGCCTAAAGGCTTTATCGGGCCTGAACTTACCGCAGACCAACTTAAAGAACGTATAAAAGCATTTAACGACATAGACAAAAGCACAGGCGCGGCAACTAAAGCAAACTACGACTACGCCAAGTCACTTAAAGAAGGCTTACAAGAAGCGCTTAAAGACGCTAACAGCGCGTTAAACGACGCTAAAAAAGCGTTGACCGATTACGCCGAAACAGTAGCCCAAGGCTTAATGGAGGCGTTTAGTTTTAAAGACGCAAAAGACGCAGGCAAGGACACGGGTAAAGGGTTTCTATCCGGGCTACGTGACCAAGTAAACGGCATTAAAGACTATTCAAACGACGTTCAACACGCGTTAAACCTTGGGCTATCGCAAGACAGCCTTAAAGCCGTTTTAGCAGCTGGTAGCGACGCAGGCGCGGCCATAGCAAAAGAACTAGTAAAAGGCGGCAAAACTGCGATAGACGAAACTAACGCCCTAGTTGATAGCGCCAACATGGCAGCCGAAAAGGTAGGTCTAAACGCCGCAACAGCCTGGTACCAAGTAGGCGTAGACCAAGCCCAAAAAACAGTTAACGGGCTACAAGCCGAAATAGATAAATTAACCCCAAAAATGATGAAACAAATGGATTCCTTAGCAAACAAACTGGCGCGAACCGTTGACATAACAGTACGTGTTAACGAAGTAGTAACACGCGTAACCAATAGCGTTAGCGCCCCAGTTGCCGCACCAATAACGCAAGACGTACATCGACAATCCGTAGGCGATACCTACAACATAAACGTAGCGGGCGTCATGTCTAACGCCCAAACAGGCGAGGAAATTGTAAACAATATTCGCGCATATAACAGGGCTGCAGGCCCCGCAAATATTCAGGTTGGGTAATGGCTACGTCAGTAATTGAAAGCGGTAACTACGAACTGTTTATAGATACAGGCTTTCAGTTAGACGCTTTTACCCTTGACGACGCAACACGCGGCGTTTTAAATAGCACCCAATACGTGTTAGACGGAACTACAGAGTTTGCGCCAATGCTGCAGTACTCGACAAATGTAAACATTAAACGTGGGCGCCGTGACGTAGGCGACCAATTTAGCGCGGGCACAATGTCGTTCAATTTAAACGACGAACTAGCCGGGGGAACTTTAAATCCGTTGTACTCATCTAGCCCATACGTAGACCCTGCAGGGCAATTTACATTGGCACCATTACGGCGCGTATCGTTCGGCAGATACAACAGCGTAGGCACGTTTATAACCTTGTTTGTAGGGCAAATAGTCAACTATGACTACACCTACGAACTAGGCGGACAAAACACGGTAAACGTTTATTGTGCCGACGATTTTTATTTACTAGCCCAAACCGCGTTAGCAGAATTTAACGTATCTGAGGAACTATCAAGCGCCCGCCTATCGGCTGTTTTAGACTTGCCCGAAGTTGCTTATCCGGCTTTAACGCGTGACATTGAAACAGGTACCCAAACATTAGGCGGGGCAGCTGCCTACACGATTGCCGAAGGTACGAACGTTAAAGCGTACATAGACCAAATACAGGCAGCCGAACAGGGCCGTATTTTTATGTCGAGGACAGGCGATATTACAAGCCAACCGCGTATTGGTAATACCCTTTCGGGTAGTGTCGCAGACTTTCACGACGACGGAACAAACATACCGTATAACAGTTTGGGCATTATTTATAACGCCGACCTAATAGTAAACAGGGCCAGTATTCAACACTTAGGCGCTAGTAACCCCGAGGTAG